CATGCCGGGCATCACCGGCGCCCAGGTGAAGGAGCTCGAGTACTTCAAGTGCCGCACCGTCGAGCAACTCGCGGGCATGTCGGACGCGAACACGATGAAGTTCCCCGGGATGCTGAAGCTCCGCGAGGAGGCTCGCGCGTACATCGAGCGCGCTCAGGGCGCGGCTCCCGAGAAGAAGCTCCGCGAGGAACTCGAGAAGCGCGACAACGAAATCGACACCCTCAAGCGGCAGCTGTCCGAGCTGTCCGCGCTCGTGAAGAAGTCGAAGTCCTGAGGTGACTCATGGCGCAGTGGCCCACCGCACAGACCGTCATCACGCAGGCGGCGCTCGAGTTGGGCCTCGCTCAGTCGTCGTCCGAGTTGGGCGATGACGTCTACGCGCTCAGCAACAGCAACTTCGCGCAACTGACGGCACTCCTGAAGCGCGCGGGGCGCGAGCTGCTGGATGTCGCGCAGTGGACGCAGTTGCGGCAGGAGTGGAGCGTTCAGTTTGTCCGAGACGCATCGGACTATCTGCGCGGTCGGTTTGGCGCCTTCCTGCTGCCGAACGACTTTTACGAGATGATTAACCAGAGCGGATGGAATCGCTCCACGCGACTCCCTGTAGGTGGGCCACTGTCTGAACAGGAGTGGCAGTTCCTCTCGTCGCGTGCGGCGTCCATCGTCTTCACGGTCCTCTTCCAACCGCGAAACGGCATGCTGCAGCTGTACCCGCCGTACTCGGTCCCGGACGGGCAGGTCATCTCGTTCGTCTACAAGTCGAAGAACTGGATTCAGCGACAGAGCGACTACGAGGCCGTGCCCGACTGGCAGGCGTCCACCAACTACAAGGTGGGCGACATGGTGAAGGGCAACGGCGGCTCTCCTCCGTTCGGCTTCCCCATCTTCCGATGCGTCAAGGCTGGCATCTCGGGCACCGTCGGACCCGACCCGACTGGCATCGCCACCGGCGAGATGCCCACCATCTCTGGGCCGCTCATTGACGGCACCACTGGGCCAAAGGTGCAGTGGAACTACATGGGCATCAGTACCTCGGACAACTGGGTCAACACGTCCTCGGCGATGCTCTCCTACGGCACACAGAACGCGCCTACCGCGGGCAGCGACCTGGTGATGTTCAACGAGGAACTCATCGTGGCGAAGCTGCGCTTGCTCTGGCTTCAGGCCAAGGGCTTCGACTCGTCCGATGCTGAGCGGGCGTACAACGACGCCGTCGCCACCTCTGTAGGAAACGACCAGCCTGCGCCCGTCATCAACCTCACCCGCGGAGGGATGGTGGTGGACAAGCTCCTAGGGCCCGACAACTACCCCATCACCGGCTACGGGAGCTGAGGATGGGTCGTGCGCGCACTAAGACGGCGACGCTGCCCGCGCCCAGCGGCGGCCTCAACACGCTTGGCCCCATCGGCGCCATGCCGCCGGGCGACCTCATCTACACATGGAACCTCATCGCCTCGGAGCTCGGTCTCCGTGCGCGCAACGGGTACCAGGAGTGGGTGACGGGTCTTGGTGGTGAGGTGCGGACGGTGCTGCCGTTTCAGGGTGGGCGCGCGAGCGGCTCAACTGATGCCCTGTTCGCCTGCACCACGGCAGGCATCTGGGACTGCACCTCGAGCACCACCACGCCGACGCAGGTGGTGACGTTCGCCATCACCACGGGCAACGCGGGCTACGGCACGTCCACCATCCTCACGACTCCGGGAGGCCGGTATCTCGTCTACTGCGACGAGGAAAACGGCGCGTACGTCTACGACGAGTCCAACACGACGTGGACGCAGCTGCGCTACGGCGCAACGGTGCCGTGGAAGGCCGCGACGGACTACCTCGTCGGCGACCTTGTGGTGAATGGCTCGGACGGCTACGTCTGCACTGTCGCAGGCACCTCCGCCGGCGCGGGCGGCCCCACAGGGAAAGGCGCTGGCATCGTCGACGGCACCGCCAAGTGGGACTTTCTCGAAGGCACATGGGGGGCGACGACGGCCTACGCTGTTGACTGCTACGTCATCAACGACACCCCGCGGCGCCTGTACAAGTGCACCGTCGGTGGAACATCTGCTGGTGCAGGTGGTCCGACAGGGACGAGCGCCGGCATCGTCGATGGTGGCGCGACGTGGGACTATGTCGCCGAGTACTCGCCGCCGGTGGGGATGGCGCTGTCGGACCAGCGCGCCGGGTACAACGGCAAGCCGGACAACTTCGTTCAGTCAGTCGTCTTCAAGTCGCGCCTCTGGTTCGTCGAGAAGAACTCGACGCGCGGCTGGTACATGCCAGTCAACTCGCTCTACGGCACCGCCTCGAGCTGGGACTTCGGCGTGCGCATGCGCGCAGGTGGAGACCTCCGCGGCCTCTACAACTGGAGCTACGACGCGGGGAACGGGCTGGACTCACTCCTCGTCGCGCTGAGCGGCTCGGGTGATGTCGTCATCTACGCCGGGACGGACCCGACCAGCATCGCGACGTTCGGCCTCAAGGGGACGTGGAGCGTCGGCGCGGTGCCCGCCGGGCGGCGCCTCGCCACGGACTACGGTGGCGACCTCCTGGTGATGTCGCTGCTGGGGCTCGTTCCGCTGTCGAAGCTCGTCGTGGGCCAGCCTGTCGTCGGCGGGGACCGCTCGGTCTACCTCACGGACAAGGTTTCCAACTTCTTCGCGCTGGCGGCTGCGCAGAACAAGGCGCTGCAGGGTTGGCAGGTGGTAATGAACCCCGCCGAGTCGGCGCTGATGTTGCTCCTGCCGACGGCACAGGGGGCGCCCTGCAATCCGCTCGTGATGCCCTTTGCTTCGCGCACCTGGTGGCCTTACCGGGACCTCCCCGTCTTCACCGCGGCGCCATGGCAGGGCCAGCTGTACTTCGGCACCGTCGATGGGCGCGTGTGCGTGCATGCTGGCTACGTCGACGGCGTCGAGCTCGCCAACCCAGACTCGTACGCGGCCGTGCAGTTCAGCTGTCTCACCGGCTTCAACAACCTCGGCAGCGCACGACAAAAGCGCGTGCAGTTGCTTAGGCCTACGGTGCTGGCGCAGTCGCGCTCGACGGTGGTGCAGGCGACGGCCCGCTTCCGCTTCGATACCTCAGAGCCGTCGGCGCCGTCGGGCACCTCGAGCAACACGGACTCCGACGCCTGGGACACGGCCATCTGGGACGCCTCGAGATGGGGCGGAGACTACCAGCCGCTCGACTCATTCACGGGCGGCGCCGGCGTCGGGCGTGATGTCGCCATCGCCATCCGCGGCGCGGCCGTCTCGCGCACCGTCATCGCCTCCATCGACGTCTTCTACGACGAGGGAGGCCTGCTGTGAGGGTCGACGCCTGCACCAAGGACGAGCTCGGCTGGATTGTCGCTGAGACGTCGTGCGCGCTCTCGCCAGGCGCCACCGGCATCAAGGCCACGGACTCCGAGGGGCGCATCCGGGGCATGGTGGCCTACGACTGCTGGACGCCCAACGCCGTGACGGCTCACATGGCCGTCGACACGCCCATCGCGTGGCGCAGCCTCATCCCGGCCTGCTTCGAGTACCCGTTCATCCAGTGCGACAGGCGGCTCCTGTTGGGCGTCATCCCCTCGGACAACACGAAGTCGTGGGGGCTCGCCAAGCATCTCGGCTTCACCGTCAAGCACGCCGTCAGGGATGGGTGGGCGTCGGGCGTGGACCTTCTTCTCCTCGAGCTTCGGCGCGAGGACTGCCGCTTCCTGAGGAGCTAACACCATGGGCAAGGCCGTACCCTCTCCGGGCAACTACCAGCAGGCCGCGCAGCAGCAGGCGCAGGCGTCGCAGAACAACGTCAACCAGCAGACGTGGAACAATCGACCCGACATCATCGGCAACACGCAGTCCCAGCAGTGGACGCAGGGGCCTGACGGGCGCTGGACGCTGCGGCAGGGCTACGGGCAGTCCGAGGGGCTCGCGAACATGCTGCGCGGGCAGGCCTATGACTTGATGTCCGGGCCGATGGACGACGGGACGACGGCGCGGAACCAGACCATCGACTCGGCCTACAAGGCCGCGGAGGCGCGCCTCAACCCGATGTGGGCGCAGCGAGAGCAGTTGCGCGACTCGACGCTGGCGAACCAGGGCATCGACCCGGCCTCTGCGGCGGCGCAGCAGGCCCGCAGGGAGTTCTCCAACAGCCGCAACGACGCCTACAACGGGGCTCTCGCGGCGGCCATTCGCGAGGGCAACGCCTCCGGCAGCGACGTCTTCAGAAACAACCTCGCGGCACGGAACAACCCGCTGCAGCAGCTGCTCGCGCTCGCGGGTCTGCAGGGGCCTCAGTTCAACACCGCGGGCGTCGGGCAGACGCCGGACCTGCTGGCGGCCCTCATGGGGCAGGACAACGCCAACATGAAGCAGTGGCAGCTGCAGCAGCAGCAGATGACGGACGCCATCGGCGCCGGCGCGCAACTCCTCGGAGCCGCCGGGAAGCTCTTCGCCCTCTGAAAGGACACCATGGACGCCAACCTCTTCGACAGCCTCACCCCTGAGCAGCTCGCGGCCCTTCTCCGCGGGCAAGGCCTCGCCGATGAGGGCTCGATGCTCGATGCCCAGCTCGCGCAGCTGCTCGGCCAGTCGCCGCAGCACATCGAGCACGTCTCGCCGCTCGGCGCTGGCCTCGGTGGTCTCGCGGAAGCGGTGGACGGCATCGGCAACGCCTTCCACGCGAAGGCGCTGCGCGGCGAGCGGAAGGTCAACCTGGGCAAGCAGGATGCCCTGATGGCTGACTTCGCCCGGCTGCTGCAGTCGCCGCGGGCTGCGACGCCGTCAAACCAGCCTGCCGACCCCACGGCCATCACGGACTCATGGGGCGTCGACCTGACGCCCACGGTCTCGACGGACATCACGCCGACGTGGGGGCTCGACCTCTCTAGCCCGAATCAGCCCGCGGACCCGACGATGCTCAGCGACACGTGGGGCATCGACCTGACGCCGGCGCCGCCGAACCAGCCCGCCAACCCGGCCGAGATGCAGGATGGCTGGGGTGTCGACCTCTCCACGCCTGTTGCGCCTCCGTCCCTCGCTGATGCGTCTGGCGCGACTCCCGGCGGCATCATCCCCGACATGACGCAGCTGCCGCGCCGCCGGTCGGGGCGCCGTCCGACTCCATTCACCTTCTGAGGTGCCGCCATGGCTATCGACAACCCGCTCCTCGCGTACATGAACGCCGATGACGAGCCGACGGCCAATGAGCAGGCCGCGGCCCTCACCGCCGCCCTGCGGCGCCGGAAGGACCTCGGCTTGCTGGCGACCCTCTCGGGTGGCCGCCTCGCCCAGCCGGGCGCGGCCTTCCTCGGGGATGCGAAGGACCAGGAGCAGGCGCTCATGCATGCGCAAGTGGCGCGCACGGCGCGGCTCGACCGGCAGGCGGAGAAGCAAC